TCTATCGGATCAAGTGTCAGGGCGCGATTACCAAAGGGCAGGTCGTATCGTTTGCCGGTACGCTGGGATCATCGGGCGGGTTAATCGGTAAAGCCGCAACTGGGCTGACCAAAGATCAAGCGCAATATGTTTTGGGCGTGGCGGCAGAATCCGGCAATAACAACGAATGGATTTTTGTCGTGTCGTTTGGTGAGGTTAAACAAATCAACACCACCGGCGGCGCTGAAAATTGGGTACAAGGCGATGAGCTGTACTACAACCCAGCGGTAACCGGCGGCTTAACGAAAATCAAGCCAGCGGTTCCAAACGCCATCGTTTTAATGGCTGCGGTGGTCAATGTTGGAACAAACAACGGCATTTTGTTTGTACGGGTTACTTATGGGTCGGTGCTGGGTGGTACGGATGGCAACGTGCAATTCGGAACCCTTAATAATCTGGATGTGCTGCAATACAACGGCACCGGCCAATACTGGACAAATGCACCTGCCAGCGGACTGTCGGTTAGTTTTGCAACCACGGCTGGCAGCGCAGGGTCGGCGAGTACGGCAGGCACCGCGACGAATCTTGCGGGTGGCACAACAGGCGCTTTGCCGTATCAAACGGGCGCAGGGGCTACGACATTCTTGGGTCTTGGCACCCTGAATCACATCATGACCGCAGGCGCGTCTGCGCCGGTCTGGACTGATCCTGCCAGCATTACGGTGGGCAACGCCACAAACGCAACAAATGCAACGACCGCGACGAACTTGGCAGGCGGGGCAGCGGCAAGTATTCCGTATCAATCAGGGGCAGGCGCGACGGCGTTTCTAGCGTCTGCGGCTGGCGATTCTGGCAAGGTCTTGCAGAGTAATGGGACAAGTGCGCCGAGCTGGATCACGCCAGTGGCTTACGCGACGGTCACCGATGACACGACCACGAATTCGACGTTTTACCCACTATTTGCAAATCAAACTAGCGGCAACCTAACGACACTTTTTTCGTCATCTACAAAATACCAGTACAACCCCAGCACCGGCACGCTGACATCGACCGTGTTTAGCGGGTCGGGCGCAAGTCTTACCAACTTGCCAGCGGGTCAACTGTCAGGCACGATTCCGTCAGGGGTTTTGGGCAATAGCAGCCTGTTTATTGGCACGACTTCGATTGCGTTAAACAGGACAAGCGCCAGCCAAAGTCTGACAGGGGTAAGCATCGACGGGTCGGCAGGATCGGCGACAACTGCAACAAATGCAAACAATGTGGCGGTGACAGATGACACCACAACAAACGCAGATTATTACGTTACTTGGGTCAACAATACGTCGGGAAATCGGGCGATCAGCGTATCATCGACCAAGCTGAAATTTAACCCGTCCAGCGGCGTTTTAACGACCACCGGCGGCATCGGTGGAGGGGCATTCTGATGAATTGCAGAATCTTAGATATTCAGGCCAACGAAGGCGTAATTACCGCCGCCAAATACTTGTGTTCTATCGGCGATGTTGAATCCGAAGGCTGGTGGTATTTCAAAGAGCCTGGCGGCAAGGATTTCGCTGAGGTGGTTGAGGCTGATGTCATTGCGTGGGTGACTGCTGAAGCTGGGCAGATGATCCAGACCAATCTTGAAAATCAAATTGCGGCGATGAAAGTGCCAAAGGCGGTAGCGCCGTGGCTGCCGCAAACATTTACACCAGAGGTTTAACTATGGCAGTCAACCTTTCTCCTGTTTTCGGCGTTGCCGGACAACTATTCGACAACAACGGCAACCCGCTGGCCGGTGGCAAGATTTTTACCTATCTGGCTGGAACCACGACCCCTGCGGCGACTTACACCAGCAGCAGCGGTGCTATCGCCCACAGTAACCCTATTGTGTTGGACGGGGCAGGGCGAGTGCCTAGCGGCGAGATTTGGCTGACCGATGGCATTCAATACAAGTTTGTGGTCGAAGATGCCGCCAGCAATTTGATTGGCACTTATGACAATCTGACCGGAATTAATAGTAATTTTGTTGCGTTTACCAATGAGCAGGAAATCCAGACGGCTACGGCTGGGCAGACTGTTTTTAATCTGTCCACAGTAACGTATCAGCCAGGCACTAACAGCCTGTCGGTATTTGTGGATGGCGTAAACCAGTATGGACCTGGCGCTTTGTATGCGTATGTAGAAACTGACAGCGACACGGTCACGTTTGTGTCGGGTTTGCACGTTGGCGCATCGGTCAAATTTACGACTTCGCAGCTAAACACTAGCGGTTCGGTTGATGCCGGACAAGTTTCTTATGATCCACCATTTCCAAATTCAATTGTTACTAACGTTGAAGAAAAATTAGCGCAAACAGTAAGCATTAAGGATTTTGGGGCGATTGGCGACGGCGTAACCAATGACACCACGGCAATTCAAAATGCAGTTAACTCTGCGTATTCTTCTGGAGTTGATTTATATATTCCAGCAGGAACTTATTTAATAACATCGACGATTACGCTTGCAAACAACAGTTTGACTATGTACGGCGAAGGTTGGTCGTCTGTTATTAAGAAAAATGCTGGCGTTGATGGCATCGTAATTACTGGAAATTACTGTGTTTTGCGTGACTTTACTGTTGACGGAAACAGCCAAAATAATTCAGGTGTAGGCATCAAAGGCGACGATAATCGCGTCAAAGGGCTACAAGTTTTTGGCAACAATGTGCATGGTATTTACAGAGATGGTCAAGCAACAACTTGCCGTCGAAATGTAGTTGAACAATGCTATGTGCATAACAACGATGGAATCGGCATTTCGTGTAACACCGCACCGGATAGTTTCACCATCGGTTGCGTTTCAACTTTTAACGGGTTGGAAGGCATTACTGACGATTTGCCAAGTTATCGGTCGGGCATCGTCGGCAACTATTTGTCGGATAACTGTCAAATCGGCGGCGTTGGTGGAATTGGTATTGACCAAGCTAATAATTCTGCGGTTACAGGCAACGTCGTTAATAACACTCAATCGAGTTTGCCTGGCATCTGTTTTCAAAACAATGTAGGCAATACAAACTATTGCACGATTACAGGAAATTCGCTGACCAATAACACCGGCGGCGGTATTTTGATGGGCGGCAATACCACATCAGGTTTTTACTGTTTCGATAATGTGCTTGCGGCAAACACATTTCAAAACAATACGACTTTTGACATCAGATTACCTGCTGGCAATACGGCAAACACCATTACCGGCTTACAAGGAAACGCAGTTGTTTTAGATATAAATGCGGCCGGATTAAACACAAAATCAGGTTATCGTTGTCAATTCCGCGTATTCAATAACACATTACGTTCTAATGTCACGGGTGATGGTACTGAATACACTGTTCCGTTTGATGGCGAAACGTCTGATATTGGAAACCGTGTTGCGGCGGGTGTTTTTACAGCGCCAATCACCGGTGTATATCAACTGAATTCATCTGTTCGTTTGGAAGGTGGCGCGGGTCAAACATCCGGCATTATAAAAATTGTGGCTGCGGGTTCAATTTCCCAAACTGCGCAGTCAGGAAACGATACTGGCACAGGTGGATCTGCGGTGTTGCAAATGACGGTTTCCGATGTGTTTTTCTTGCAGCGGGGCGATACGGTAACGGTAGCAGTGGCAGGTATTGGCGGCGCAAAAGATATGGATATTGCGGCATCGGCAGTTACATCATATTTTTCTGGTGCGTTAGTAGGATAAAAAATTATGGCACAAACAGGATTTACACCGATTCAAATTTACAGCAGCAGCACGGCTGCCGCTGCGCCTGCGGCTGGAAGTTTGACTAACAGCACATTAGGATCAGAGCTTGCCATTAACATTACTGATGGCAAACTTTTTTACAAAGACAATGCCAATAATGTTCAAGTTATTGGCTGGAAAGTTGTGCCGACTTCCGCTGGCGGTACTGGCTTGACCAGTTTTACCGCTAACCGAGTTTTTTACGCTGGAACCACCAGCACCGTTAATCAAAGCGCAAACTTGACATTTGATGGCACTACGCTAACCGCAGCCAATTTTACCGATTCGTCGCTTACGTCAGGCCGAGTAACTTATGCCGGTACGGGCGGTAATTTGGTGGATAGTGCCAATTTTACGTTTGATGGCACTAATGCAAATTTGGCTGGCTCGGGGGCGCAGCTAATTATTGGATTTACGTCAACACCTGTAAGTGGCGCAAGTGCAACTGTGCAAGGTACTGCTGCGGGATTCGCTGCAATTCGTTATAACGATACCGCCGCATTGCAAAGTTATTTAAATCATTACCGTAGCAGAGGCTCCACAGTTGGTACACCTTCTGGTGTTTTATCTGGCAACGGTTTAGGACGTTACACAACTTTTGGATATAACGGAACAAGCGCTGCCTATGTAGCGGCTACTGAAGTAAGGGGAGAGGTTGACGGTTCGCCGGGCGCAGCAGATATGCCAGGCCGTCTTATATTTGCTACGACTGCTGTTGGCGCAACAAGCGTAACAACTCGACAAACTATTTTTGCATCTGGCGGAATTTCTATTGCAGACTCAACCGACCCTGGCGCTGGCAATTTGCGTTTAGGCACAGGCAACCTAGTCATCGGCACATCCGGCAAAGGCATCGATTTTTCTGCTACGCCTGGCACCGGAACCAGCGAATTGTTTGCCGACTATGAAGAAGGTACTTGGACGCCTGCTTATACGACCGCTAACGCAAACGCAACCGTTACTTACAACAATCAAGACGGCGGATATACAAGAATTGGCCGCGTGGTTTATTTTTCTTTCCAAATTAACGTGGCAACTGTTACTAGCGCGGGAACCGGCGCAATTTACATTACGGGGTTGCCATTTACTGTTAACAACAGCAATTGGGGTAGGTATCTTTTGCAAACAAGTGATGTTGATTTTGATACCGCATATAACCAAGGCATTTACGCTTACATGGTGGGCGGTCAAACGCGATTGCAATTGCTTGGCAGTAAAGATAATGCGGCATGGTCGGTCATTGTTCCATCGGAATGGACTATTAAGGCCGGTTCAATTTTTACCGCACAAGGGTTTTATTTTGTTTGACGAAATAATAAAGGAAAGAAAATGTCATTGACTAGAGTTTCAAATGCAATGTCCAGCAGTGCGCCGATAAGCGTGCTGGATAAGGGCGCGGATAACACAGGCGTTGCCAATAGTTCGGCAGCGTTCAACGCAGCAATTTTGGAAGCCGCATTGAACGGGGGTGGTATTGTTGTTGCACCTTATGGTGACTATCTGTTAACAAGCCCTGTCATTATTCCAAGCAATGTGGAATTAAATTTGTGCAATTCTGTTATTACCGGCCCTGGAATTGGATCGGCAACGGACTTGTTTCAAAGCGGGTATTTGCTGAATGGCGCTGTTGTTACCAACATCGGCACACCACCGGAAACCGTATTGGTAACATGCGCATCGGTTAAAAACGCAACCATTCAAAATTGCGGAAAAGCATTTAATTTGTACTATTGGATTGACAACTGCGAAGTCAGCAATATAAGGTTTATAAATTGCACTTATGCAGTTTATACCAGCGCTTGTTTTTACAGCCGATTTATCAACTTGTTTTCGCGTGGTACTGCAAGCAACGCTTTAAACGCTGCTTTTTACTTTTCAAATTTTGTCAATGTCTGCCAAATTGAGTCTGTTTTTGCTGTAAACAGGCAACTCGGTATTGAGGTTGCTTTTGGCGCTAATGGGCAAGTGCTACTCAATTGCTCGGCTGAAAGTTGTGTTGACGGTATCAAAATCAGCAATGAAACTGGCCCGATAAAATTTGACACATGTTATTTTGAGCTAATTACCGGAATTGCGGTCAATATTGATACAGCGGAATACAAATACAATGTAACGCTTGACAATTGCTTTTTTAATGTTTGCACAACCGCAATTAAAGGCACGCCTGCCGGTTCCGGATCGGTAATATTCATTCGCGAGAATAACCGATTCATCGCTTGCACAACCATTTTTAACGGTGCCGACAATTTAGACAGTATCGGTAAAGTTGAAATTTCGCCAACATTGATTTCCAATAATGGTTATCCGTCAATTCCGGCAACTTGGGTATTGGGTAGCAAATATCGCGTTGACCATGACAACATCAATTTTGATTCAAGTTCCGGTCTTGCTCTTATCAGAACCAAGGTTCACGGCACTACTTTGATTCCGTTTGAACATGAGGGCAATCCTGGCGAACCAAAAACAAATACCGTTGCATTTTGCGAGCATTCAAAATCAGCGGGAACGTCATTTTCAATTTTTATTGACACAAAGATCGCATACAAAACTTTGTCGTCGCTGTTAGTTTACAGGTTGACGGTTACCGATAATATTGGAAGTTATCAAATGTACGGACTAATTTTGGGCGATCAAGTAAACACACTTGACGCAACTGGAAAAACTGTTGCGGTTTCAAATAATGGTGGATTTGTTAGGTTAACTCTTAGCACGTTTTCGCACCCTGCTGGCGAATATAGTTGCACCGGCGTATTGCGTCATTTGTAAAAACTGTACCGGCTCAGTAAACCGGATTCTTGGTTTTGATTGGAGATCAAAATGGCTTTAGAAAAAGTTGAAATTGTTGATCGCATTGAAGTTGTTGAAAACGGCTGTGTGCAAGTTCGCACCAAAACCGCTATTAAAGAGGATGGCGTTGAAATTAGCAACAAGTTTCACCGCCATGTTGTTACGCCTGGCGATGATTACAACGCAGAGGATGCGCGGGTTCAAGCTGTGTGCGCTGCAGTGCATACGCCTGAAGTGATTGCGGCTTACCAAGCAGCGCAAGAAGCCAACCGTGTTGAGGCAATAAGTGAAGCTGCGCAAGAAGCTGCGCAAGAAGCTGCGCAAGAAGTCTCGCAAGAAGTCTCGCAAGAAGTCTCGCAAGAAGCTGTTAAACCCGCAGCCTTAGAGGTCTAACATGACCACGCCTTACGACATCATTACCCGCGCCATGAAGGACATCGGCGCGTTGGCTGCTGGCGAAATCCCGACCGCAGACGAAGCGCAGGACGGGCTGGATATGCTGAACGACATGATCGCGCAGTGGTCGAACGAAAACATGATGGTGTTTTACCGCACCGAGATTGTGTTTCCGTGCGTCCAGAATCAGGTGCAATACACCATCGGTCCGTCGGGTAACGTATCTGCGCGGTTTACCGGATCAATCAGCGGCACTACGCTAACAGTCCCGACTGACGGCGTAACCAAAGGCGCGATCACAATGGGCATGACCTTGACGGGGCCGGGCGTGTTGCTTGGTACTACCATCGTCGGGTTTGGCACGGGTGCGGGTGGTAACGTTAATGAAGGCGGCACTTACACGGTCAGCAGGGCGCATACAACGCCCGTGGTGCTGCAAATCATCGATGCCTACTATGAGCGCCCGTTGACGATTGAAAGCGCGTTTGTGCGCGTTAATACGACCAGCAACGGCGTGCCGATTTATGGCGGCGGTCTGGACTATCCGATTGCGATCCTAAGTCTTGAGGAATACGAGTCGATTGGCCTTAAGACCTTGAATGGCCCGTGGCCGAAGTCGTTGTATTACCAGCCGTCGGAATTGCTGGGAACCATCTATCTGTGGCCGAACCCAGCTCAAGGTGAGATGCACTTGTTTACGCAGACCATTTTCCGCGAGTTTGGCGACTTGTATGGGTCGATCCAGTTTCCACAAGGTTATAACATGTGCCTGCGCTGGTGCTTGGCTGAACGGCTAATGCCGATGTTTGGCAAAATCAATCAGATTCAGGTAAGCCAGATCACGGCCTACGCAGCACAAGCTAAGGCGACGGTTAAACGCACGAATATGAAGCCGCCGCAGGTCAGCAAGTACCCTGACGTATTGATGACCGGCAGACCGAAAGATGCGGCGTTCATACTTGATGGGGGCTTCAATTAAGAAGTTTTGTAAGTGTTTTGTATGAGATAAAAGCGATGCAAACTAAAGAAGAAATGAAACGGGAATATGCGCGTGAATATGCTCGTAAACGTCGAGCTACTGATCCTGTTTTTTTAGAAAAATGTCGCGAAAATGGCAGAAAATCTCGGTTAAAACGTTTAGAAATTGCATTACTAGAATGTCGTAAATGGAAACTTGAAAACAAAGAAAAAAATTCTCAATACAATAAAATTTATGCAGAAAAAAATAAAGACGCGATTAAACAAAAACGGAATGCAAATATTAAGAAAAGATATGCAACTGATCCAATATTTGTATTAGTCAGGCGCGAACGTGTTCGTGCTTATGATGCTCTTAAAGGCATCAGGAAAAGTGCAAAAACAGAAACTTTGCTTGGTTGTAGTTATCAAGAATTTAAAAATCACATTGAAAAACAATTTTGCGACGGCATGGGATGGCATAACATGGGTGCATGGCACATAGACCATATTCGTCCTTTAGCAAGTTTTAATTTGGCTGACGAAGCGCAGCAACGATTAGCGTTTCATTACAGCAATCAGCGCCCATTGTGGGCAAAAGAAAATATAAAAAAAGGAGCCAAATATGCCTGATTTTGGCTTCGTTGGAGCGTCTTATACAACTCGGTCAATCTACCAAAACGATTCTGAGTGCATTAATTTTTACCCTGAAATCGACCCGACTAAGCAGCCGGGTGAGCGCGGTATTGTCGCGCTGTATCCAACGCCAGGTTTAGTGACCGAAATCCAGTTCCCGATTCCTGCTGAGATTCGCGGGATGAGGGCGCTATCTGGCCTGCAATATGCCATCGCGGTCTGTGGCAGTCGGGTCTATCGTATTGCCACCGATCTTACCTACATTCAGGTCGGCACCCTGACCACTAGCTTAGGGCCGGTATCTATTACGGACAACGTAATGACCACGCAAGGGCTGACCGCTTATCTGGTCGATGGGGTCAATCGGTATTACTACG